TTGGCATGTAGATGTACATGATTGCCAAACTGAAGAACAGGCAACTATTGAAAATAGAATATCTAGGGAAATTGTTTTTGAAGATCCAAATATAAACTCAGATACCAACATGAATAATTTAGATTTCACAAACTTAACACTAGAACAAATCCAACAATTAAAAAATATTTTAGGTTTATAATACATTCAAAGATTTTCTAGTGGTTGATAAAATCTTATATTATTTGGATTATAGTATAATATTATTTATTATTTAATAATAAAGGAACAGTTATGACAAAAAAACTTGATAAATCAGATTTAGATCAAATTCTAGATATCCAAGCAAACTATGATAGTTTAACACAAACAATAACTTCGAAAACAATTGATAAACATATTACCGAAAAACAATTATTGGTAATAGAAGCCGACCTATCTAATTTATTTCAAAAATTTGATAAATTACAAGCTCAGGAACAAGAATTTATTCAGAAGCTACAAGATAAATATGGCAGCGGTAAAATCGATATTGATGCCGGTACATTCACAGCAACCGAATAATAGATATATGTTTGATAAAAAAAATTATATTTATTAATAAAAACAATTATAGGAGTAATTAATGGCAGAAAGAATAGTAACGCCTGGAGTCTATACACGAGAAAAAGACCAGTCGTTTTTACCACAGGCAATCCAAGCAATTGGAGCTGCAATCGTTGGACCAACAGTTAAAGGTCCGGCTCTTGTGCCTACTACCGTTTCGTCATATGCAGAATTCGAACAAATATTTGGTTCGTATACTGATGATTCATATGTACCATACGTAGTTCAAGAGTATTTAAATAACGCACCTAATATGACAGTAACTAGATTGCTGTATGAAAATGGTTATGATTTAGATAATGGATCATTAGCAATTATTGCAACATCTGGGTCTGTTGAAGTAGTAACACATTTGCTTCATCCAGTTGAAGCAGTAAATGACGCATCTGATTTATTTGCTGATTCAACCATTGTCGACAATGTATCTGGATCATTTGCAATTAAAATTTCAGGATCATATGATTCTAATTTAAATACAAATGTACCAGGATTTAGTGGAGCATTTAATTTATACGCTACAGAAGGTGCTGGAGTATCGGCTTCACTTAGTTCTACGGCTAATAACTATGTAACCAAAGTATTTGGTAGATCACCTAAATCTACAGATTATCCGGTATACGTTCAATATGAAAATACAGGAGCAACTAGTTTATTTAACAACTTAGGTGATGTAACTACTAAATTAGCTGTTATTTCCAATTATGCATTTTTACAAGATTATAACACAGCATCGACACCATTTATCACATCACAAAAAATTGGATCAACTGCTGTTAATCTTTTTAAATTTCATACTATATCACATGGTACCGCAGTTAACTTTGAAACAAAAGTAGGTATCCGAGATATAAGATTATCAACAGAAGTATCAGATCCGAATGGCTATGGAACATTTACTGTAGAAGTTCGTAGAGTAAACACAACAAATGTACCTCCACAAATTAGTTCAGTATATAATTCATCTGATACAGACTTAGCACCAGAAATTGTTGAGTCATTCCGAAATGTTAATTTAGATCCAGATTCTCCGAGATATATTTCTAGAGTTATTGGTGATCGTTACAAAACAGTTTCAGCTAATGGCGATTTGCTTATAAACGGTGATTATGAAAATAATTCAAATTACATTCGCGTAGAAGTAACTGATTCAGTTGCTAATAAAATTGTTGATAAAACATTGGTACCATTTGGATTCCGTGCTTTAACATCTCCAATTCCAAATCCATCTGGCTCAGCTAATGTAGAAGCCGCTGTATACAGCACATCACAAACAGTTGGCGGATCATTTAATAGCAATTATTATCATGGATTTGATTTTACAGATGCAGCAAACTTAACTTATCTTGCTCCACTACCATCATCGGGGTCGACTACTGCTAGCAATTCAGATTTCTATTTAGGAGATGTGTCTCAGCAAGCAGCTGCAGCATTCCCGAATACAACTAGTCCATATAGTGGATCATTAACGGCTGCATTAACAGCTGGAACATTTACTAGCAATGTTTCATTGGATACTAGAAAGTTTATAGTTCCAAATCAGGGAGGATTTGACGGAGCTCGTCCTAACTTGCCTAAATTCAGCGGAACTAATATTACTGCAGCAAACACATTTGGATTTGATTGTAGTTCAACAACATCAACTGGTACTACTGCATATAACAAAGCATTTGCATTATTAAGCAACACTGATTATTATGATATGAACATGTTGTTAACACCTGGTATAATTCATTCATTGCATCCAGTTATAACAGCAGCAGCTCGTCAGTTAGCAGAAGATCGACAAGACACATTCTATATCATGGATTCAAATGCATTAACAGATTCAGTTACAACTGCTATCACAACAGTTAATAGTTTAGATTCAAGTTATACTGCAACATATTTCCCATGGATTAAAATTAATAATCCTAGAAATAATAAACCAACCTGGGTACCACCATCAGTAGTAATGCCAGGCGTTATTGCATTTAATGATAGTGTATCTGCTCCATGGTATGCCCCTGCAGGTTTGAATAGAGGTGGTTTAACGTCGGCAACTGATACATATTTAACATTGACTCCAAAACAAAAAGGAGACTTGTATGAAGCTAGAATTAACCCAATTGCAAATTTCCCTAACTTGGGTATTGCTGTTTGGGGACAAAAAACACTTCAAGCAAGACCTAGTGCATTGGATCGTGTAAATGTACGACGACTATTAATTACGGTTAAGAAGTTTATTGCATCTTCAACTCGTTATTTAGTATTCGAGCAAAACACAAATGCAACTCGAAACAGATTTGAAGCTATTGTTAATCCATATTTAGAGGGCGTAAAAAATCAGCAAGGATTATATGCTTTCCGAGTAATAATGGACTCAAGCAATAACACTCCAGATCTAATCGATCAAAATATATTATACGGACAAATTTTCTTGCAACCAACAAGAACGGCTGAATTTATTATCTTAGATTTTAATATTCAACCAACGGGTGCACAATTCCCTGAATAGTATATTTTATACGAAATAAAAAAAAGAGGTAGGCTTTGGTCTACCTTTTTTACTGTATATAATATTTATATAAAAAGAAAAGGATATAAATGCCATACGATATTAATTCATCTAATTTAGAAGGCTTTGTTAACGGCGCGGATTCACCTGACGGTCAAGGAGTATTTCCAGGATCATTACAGGATTTTGGAACAGAAAATGAATTTTATAATGCTGCATATTCATGGGAACCAAAATATACAAATCGTTTCATCATGAGTATCGGAACAGATTTAATTCCTGCATTTTTAATTAAAGCTTCTGCAAAACCATCTGCAGCAAATGGAGAAATAGCATTAGATCATATTAATGTACAAAGATATGTAAAAGGTAAAACAGTTTGGAATAATATAGGTATTTCTATCTATGATGCTATTATTCCAAGTGCAGCACAAAAAGCTATGGAATGGTTCCGTTTGCACCATGAATCAGCAACAGGTAGAGATGGATATTCATCAATGTATAAACAAGATGTAACACTTCAGCAATTATCTGGATTAGGTGAAGTGGTTGAAGAATGGACATTAAAAGGAACATATTTAGCAGATGTTAATTTTGGTTCATTAGATTGGGGTACAACTGATGCTGTAATGATTTCGGCAACATTAAGATATGACTGGGCATTCTTGAATTTCTAAAAATATACAAATTATATAAGTATTACAATGGGAGTTTCGGCTCCCATTTTTACTGATCTTATATTTATAATAAAGTTATAATAAGGAAAGTATGTCAAAAGTATCAACGCGAGTTTCAAACAACAATTTAATTGAATTAGCCAAACAAAATTACGAAAAAACACAAACTTCGAAAATACCTGGAGTCATTGTTCATTTACCTAGTGGCGGTAAAGTATATCCAAAATCAAATCCATGTAGCGAAGGCATTGTAGAAATGCGACATATGACTGCATATGATGAAGATATTTTAACTAATGGGTCGTATATTAAAGAAGGTATAGTTTTTGATAAGTTAATAACATCATTGGTTATTACTCCTGGATTTAATGTCGACACATTGATAGAGGCAGATAAAGAATGGTTAATCATTTCAGCTCGTATAAGTGGATATGGAGCTGATTATCCGGTTACGGTTAAAGCGCCAAACGGTAAATCTATTTCAGAAACAGTAAATTTAAATAAATTAAGACCAGTGGCTTTTGAATTGGAATCAGATGAAAATGGCGAATTTGATTATAAAATAGATGATACTCATACTATTAAATATCGATATCTTCCAGCGTCTGTTTTAAATAATATTCCAACTGATTCTACTATAAGTTATTTTTTAACCCAATCGATTCGATCTATAAATGAAAACAGAAATCCTGATTTCATACAAAATTTTATACGAGTGCAACTAACTCCGATTGAATCTAGAAAATTTAGAACACATATAAGACAAACTCAACCTACATTAAATTTAACATACGAATTCTTTTATGAGACAACGGAAGGCGATATGGAGGCCTTCCAATCTACATTTCCAATTGGATCAGACTTTTTTTGGATTTAAACCAGCAGATCGTGTAATATTGCATGAAAATTTATTTGATTTAATATGGTATGGAGAAGGCCGATGGACATTTACAGATATATACAATATGCCGATTCCAATGCGCCGAATGTGGGTCAATAAACTAAACGAAAAGTTACAACCTAATAATTCAAGTAAATCTGCTTCGCAACCTAACATCGCAAAACCTCCTAAGTAAATATTTATAATAAAGATGTTTAGGCAAACATGAATATTAACCACGATAAAATATTAAAATTAAAATCCAATCGCATAAAATTAGGTTCTGGCTTAGATGATTTAGGCGACGCGGCTGAAGGATTTAGTAAAAATATATTAGATGCCGCTGCTAGTATCAACTCGCTTCAGGCTGGTATACAAGCAACTATCGGCATCAGTGAACGTGTATCCGTTGTATTAATGGAAGTAGCTAAAAATGCTACCGCTCTAGAACAACGATATTCTGCATTAAATACAATATTTGGGGTATCAAGTAAAAGTGCAGCCCAATTCGGGTATCAACTAGAAACAATATCTGCTGAGTTTAAGGTTGGAATTGAAACTACTACTGAGTATGCTAAAAATTTAAATACTATAGCAACCGGATTCGTTGGTGGAGATAAAGCAATAACTGGATATCGTAAAAACTTATTTGAAGCTCAGAAAATCATGGTTACCCAATTAGGGGTAACAGCTGAAGCTGCGGCTGGATATGAATTATATGCATCAACCATCGCTGAATCAGGAAAAGCTCAGTTAGATAATCAATTAAATATTGCAGCTGCAATTGAAGACTCAACCGGTCTAACTGGGACATATCGTGATTTGGTTGAAGATATTGGAAAGTTAACAGCTAATCTTCAATTGCAATTCGGCCGAATACCAGGATCATTAGAATTAGCAGTTTTAAAATCTAGAGCATTGGGGCTATCAATGTCTGATTTAAATAAAACTGGCGAAGCATTATTAAACATCGAACAGAGTGTTGGGAATGAATTAGAATACCAAGCATTAACCGGTCGTCGATTAGTTAATGATCAAGGCGAGAGTTTAACTAATTTGTATCGACAAGCACAATTCCGCGGTGAAGCAAATGAGATGGCAGACATAATGAATCAAATTCTTGAACAAGAAGGCGAACACCTAGAAACCAATTTTATGGCACGGCAGGCTATGTCTAAACTTTTTGGTATGGACGAATCCGTATTATCTCGTTCTATCCAAAAGAAAAATGTATTAGACAAAATGCAAGATGAATTGGGTCAGGACGTGTTTGCCATGACTCCAGATGAATTAATTGCTGCATCAGAACGGATGCAGGATAAACTCACCGATGACGAAAAAGAAGCAATTCGAGAACAACGTACAACCGATCAGCTAATATATGATGAAATTAAATCATTGAATAGTAATATTGTACAAGGAGTCTTGGGATCCGCATCAGGATCTGCTGCAGCAGTTGGCAGTACCCGATCGGATTTACAATCAGCAATGGGTAATATCGAGCAATTTCAAAAAGCAATTGCAGGTCCAAATTTTGCATCTTTTATCGGGGCAGCGCAGCAATTTGGAGTAGCATATAATCAAACAACTAAATTATTAGGTGAATTGGCAGATGTAGTACCAGGATTTAAAGCAATTACCGATGGTATTGCTGACATAGTAACAAGTTTACCGGTAGTTGGCGACACACTTGGTGCTATTGGTGATTTTATAGGTGGCTTGATTGACTCCCCCGGGGCAATGGCTGGAATTGGGAAATTTCCGACTACATTACCAAAACCAGGTCAGTCAACAGAGAAACTAGACGATGCCGTAATTCAATTTAATCCACAAGACAAATTCATGTCAATTGCAGGCGGAAATACCATGATTGCTGGAACAAGTGCTGGTGGCAATCAAGCATTAGCAAATCAACTAGCCGGTAATAGCGGCATAACAGATGATCAGATAAATAAATTAGCAAACGCAATGGCAGTAGCCATGAAAGGGGTTACTATTACAACAGACCCATTATACCAAGCAAACAGTGTTAACGGAGATAGATTCGCATGAGTAACATTTTAGACATAACAAATCCAACTGCTCCATCTGCAGTATATACTACGGCTACATCATTATATAATATCGTTCCTGGCCAGGCACCATCTTCAGTACAAAAGTTAAACACACTAGGGTTGGTGTCTACGTCGAATTTAAAGTATATAACAAATACAGTCACCCCCGGATTTTCATATCAATATGCATTCGGTACAGTTCGTAACAACACAAATGTTACTATGGATAATATCGGAGGATTATTATTTCAACGAACAACTGGATTGGCATCAACCGCGATTGCATCGCAATTAGGTGTACCACAAGTAGCACAAATCGGACAATCATTAATACAAAGCAGTGAAAATTACAATCAAGGATTTATTTACACTTCAGTTCCTTTTACTAATTTAAACAAATTACCAGGTATACTATATCAAGATTTCCGTTCTAGAAAAGGATATTCTACAAGAACAGCTACTGCTATACGATTGGATGGTTCTGCCGCAATTGCCCGATCGATTGGTTCAGGACTTGCTAAATCATATTGGCGAGCCGGAGCATATGCAGCAGCATCCGCAGCTCCCGGGGGTGCATATTCGGTATTTAATCGGGATGCCGGCAGAAAATTTGGATATGGTTGGGGAGACCATGGAAATATATATGCATTAAGAAATGATTTCACGGCAACAAGTCACGTAGCTACTCGATGGAAGGGTAATAAATGGAGGCCAATATTAAATCCATTAGCACAAGCAACTCCATTCCGTGGAGACCGAGTTCAAGTTATTGATTATCGAAAGGAAGTTGATCTCAATAAAATATATCAATGGAAACCGACGGTGTTTGGAATGGATGTAGATAAACTAGGAATAACACAGGATTTTATAAAATTCTTTTTTACTGGACCAAAATTATCACCCGGTCAAAATAAAAATTCTGGCGATAATACAGCATTAGAAGATGATGCAATAGTATTCCGAGCAACCATTGATAGTGTATCCGATACATTTTCACCGCAGTGGACACCTGTTACTATGATAGGTCGAGCAGATCCGAATTATCATTATACTGCATATTCTAGAAATGTAAATATTAATTTTATTGTATATGCAACGGATAGAGATGAAATGAAACCCATATGGAGAAAGCTTAATGCACTAGCAGGATATACCGCTCCCGCATATAATGCAAACGATATTTCCATGGAAGGCCCATGGATTCGATTTACATTGGGAGATTTATTCTTTCAACAAGCTGCTGTTATTAGCAGTTTAACATACACATTACATGATACTAATACAACTTGGGAAATTAACATAGAAGATGATCCAGAAATGATGCAAGCTCCGAAGAAAATTTCAGTAAATATGGGATTAAACATAGTAACAAATGAATTACCTCAAAACGGCGGTAAATTTTATACATTGGCTAAAACATTTAATCCAGATGATCAAGCTAAAGATGGAAACGATAATTGGTTAAGTGATATGGAAAAGAATCCAGTGACAGCGGAACAAAAGGCCTTACTCGATCGATTAAGTAAGTTGTCGAAGATTCTTACGTAAACTCTATAATCAAGGCTACATAGAAAGAAATATAACATGGCAAATAGATACAGCAATACACCAATCAGTCGAGACGAAAACAGAAAACGTCGATATGGAACATGGATCATATCAATACCACCATACAATTCAAGTGATTTGTATATACAAGTAACCAGTGCCGATCGATTAGACATATTGGCATCTAAATTATATGGTGATCAATCATTGTGGTACATAATTGCCGCTGCAAATGGCTTAGGCAAAGGATCATTGGTAGTCTCACCAAACACAGTTTTACGAATTCCATCTACGGAACAAACAATTAGTTTTATTAATTCAATAAATACACGACGATGAGCGAAATATATTATTCACAACTAGACGAAAACTTACAACGAGAACTCGATGCACGAGCTGGTGCTGGGAAAATAAACAGAAACACCAGTGCATTGAATTTTATGTTAGGTAAAATTGCCAATGTAGAAATAACAGCATATTCATCATCTGCATATACTACTCCAATTGGGGAAAAACTTGGCGGGAGTGAAACTAGATACAACCAATTTTTACCAGGTGGGTTTTTAAAAGAACGATCAATATCAACTATAAACAATCAAATAGATTTTACGCACCCCCTATATGTTGCAAAAACGATGGGTTCATTTAATGATACATCAAAGCGAATACCTCCAATAATTACATCTGCTGATATCAATATTGGTGATCATTCTCACGGATTTTTGAATAAGGCATCAGTGAATATAACTATTCCAAATCCTGGCCGAGATTTAGAGTATTTCGAATCAACATGGATGCGCCCCGGCCGATCTGCCCGAATAAAATTTCGATATCCTGATTCTGCATTAGCTGCGGGCGAGTCATATTTAACTGACAACATATTACCAACATATAAAAAAATACAAGAGCGATATCCAAAGCTTACACAACAAGATTTTGAAGAATTCAAGCGAATTAATCAAGTAGTATTTGATGGGTTAATTGTTTCTTTTACATTAGATTACCAACAAGATGGATCTGTGCAAGTATCATTGCAACTAACTGGTACTACTAACATTTTACCTGATATGTCATTGTTAATAGATACAGATAAAACACCTAGCAATCAGATACCAACAAATAAACCAGGTGTTAGTGATGTTATAGTAAATATTAATCCAGAAGATACTACAAATGGAACGAGTGTTAACGAATCTGCGGAAAACACTGACCAACCACCAAACTATGTATTCAATCAATTAGAACAACTAGTTGATACCGCGGTTTTGGGACAATCGTTAAGCACTAGTGAAGAAATACGATCAAAAGGTAAACAACAAATACAAGATTTAGCTGAAGGGGATGAAACTATTACCGATCAATGGGCATTATATGGAAAACCATATGCAATCGGATCTGCAGAGTATTCTAGATATGTAACATTAGGATATTTGGTACGGTTTATAGATGAAAATGTTCTATCTAAATTAGATACTGTGGCTACTATTATATGCGATTCTTCTATAACAACTGGTGTATATTATGAAAAATTGGTATCAGCTAATCCATCTCGAACATTGCTAATGAAGTATCCTAGAACGTTTTATGGGTCGGAGTTTGAAATAGAAGGCACAGTTGTACGAAATGTAGGAATTTATTATTATGATACTATACGAGAACAAGCAGTAAGTTTTCTAGATACTGCTAATCGAGTATCATATCCAACAAAAATATTTATTAATCTAGAAACAATTGAAGAAATAACAGATTCGCTATTAAAAAATAACAATAATAAGTTTAATGTTAATAACTTTTTTCAAGCAATAAGTAGTATAATAAAATCAGATACTGGGGATGCTGTTAATTTAAAATTAATAACACCACCAGATGGATCACAGGCATTGTTGTTTTATGATGCAAACAAAGTTTTAAACGAAAAAACTGCAGCTGATGTTAAACCATATTCAATACCAATGTTTGCTAATGATCCTCGAGGAACTATAGTTCGAGATTTTAAATTTTCAACAAAATTACCGGATTCGGTAAAAACTCTTTCATATGTACTAAATCAAGCCCCAGATAAAATTTCAGAACAAGATATAGCACCATATATGAATTTCATGTATTTATCAAATTCAATTACTCGAACAACTGATGACTTAGGAAACATTACTAATACTATCAATCCTGATGCAGAAAATATTGCACAAACATTGGCTAATAAATATGAAGATACATATATTAAATATCAAAACCAATTACAAGATGCAAAAGTAGATTTTTCTAAAAATCCAACGAGTACCGATAAAAAAGCAGCATTGAGAAATGCATTGCGAAAATATATACAGTATCCAACGGATAAAATACAACAATCAAATAAACTTGCCGCGCCAATATTTCCGTTTGATGTTTCGTTTACGATAGATGGCATTAACGGATTCCGGTATGGGGACGTGTTGCAGTTTGAAGGACTACCAATCCGATATCGAATAAACACAGTTTTTAGCGTAATCAATGTTACTCATACTATAGGATCGAATGGCATATGGACTACTAATGTTAGATGTATTATGCGTCCTAAAATAGGTAAACAATAATGTCTAGACAAAAATTATATTATACTGCAGCAGAAATAGAAACTGGGTTATATACCAACGGCGGCGAACTTCAATATGACACTGGCGTTGAATTTAGAGGACAATATCATAGATACACTACTGGCGAATATTATAGTGGTGCAAATTGGAATAAAAAAACTTCCAAGAAACTAGTACCTATACCTCCCCAAATAGATCCGGAAGTAATATTATATAATAAGTTGAATCCTGGCTTAAAAACTAAATATAAATTAGTACGACCGATACCAGTTACAATTACAGATGATAATATAAAAGCTGGATATGTTAGAAGATTTTTATTTTGCAAAATAAATGACAATCAAATAATAGAAGTTGATCGAACACAATATGATCAATGGCAAGCTGGAGATATTGATAATAATATTTATAGTGCAATTACAATTAAATGGTATATTACCGGACCATTAGAGTCTAAAACCATTGATGGTGTGTTGCAAGAAGGCGTCATTGATAAAAACAATAGAGTTCGATTATTACTACAAGCCGATTATCCGGCAGTAGCAGATTATTTATACAACCCAACCCAATATTATGTAGATACCCTCATTAAAGTGGCAGTAGATATTAACGGGTTGGATTCTTGATTAAAATTTATTATTATACTTATGTATGATAATTGATATTATTGAAGAACTGGATTCGTTATTTCAATACATGCAGCAAAAGAAATGTTTAGTAGTCCCAATATTAACAGATCATCAGCTACATGTATCAGTAAATAAATTATGCTGTATATACGTTTATACCGAAGATGGTGTAGAACGACTCGTTCCTATCAATCATACTGAACAAATAAGGGGCTTTTCATCACACGTACAACAGTTTCTAGATCTAGACGATATATTTATCCATGATAAAAAGATATGGTTACAATTGGGCGGTAATGAAAATACATATGATGTGAAATCATTATGGTATTTTACCTATCACGAAGCATATGATGAATCTCATTATTGGCAATCTGCACACACGTTTTATCACCGCAGGCATAAACGGTTACAACATGTAAATACAATTATTCCGATAATGCAACATTTGGCAATGTGTCAAAAAATCAGGCAATATGCTTGGCCAATGATTGAAAATGTGAAGTTAACTAAATCATATAAAACATTTAATTCGCTATATCCAAAAACTTTTGCGGCTATTGAAAAAAATGGACTACAAGTAAATTCAAAATTTCCAGATGAGTTATTAATAACAGATAAACGAGTTTATACAAATTATCATTATCATACAAGTACGGGACGTCCTAGTAACGCATTTAGAGGATTTAATTTTGCCGCTATAAATAAAACAGATGGAACGAGGGATGCATTCTGTAGCAGATTTAGTGACGGCGCATTAGTAGAAATGGATTTTGACGCGTATCACGTACGGTTAATAGCACTACTAATCGGATATACATTTCCAGATGTTAGTATACATACATACTTTGGGAAGTTTTATTTTGGTAAATCTGAGTTATCTGATGAAGAATACGAGCAGAGTAAACAAATTACATTTCGTCTATTATATGGATATATCGATGATGAGTTTTTAACAATACCATTTTTTAAACAAGTAAATGACTTTATTAGTAATTTATGGAATACTTGGAAATCTAAAGGATTTATTACAACGCAATTAGACAAACGAGTAATATCAAAAGAACAATTTCCGGAGATGACTAAGTATAAATTATTTAACTACTTTTTACAGTCACTAGAAACAGAAGTTGGCGTACGGAAGTTAGCAGAATTAAATAATATAATGCAAGATTATAATTCATGTATTATTTTATATACATATGATTCGGTTTTATTTGATATAACATTATCTGAAGCTAAAGAGTTAATACCGAAAATACGGGAAGTTTTAACAAAGGGCAATTTGCCGGTAAAATGTAAGATAGGAGATATTTATAGTAAAATGAATGACATTGTGTTATGACAACTATCAACTCTATACTTACTGAATGGACATATCGATTAGAATCTGGTTATCCTAAGAATGAACAAGATTATGAAGTTTTACGGGATGTTCTTTTAGAAATGACAGATTTGTCCGATATGGGAATCAATCAAATTGTCCAAGCTGCTAAAGGATTACCAACAACTATTGTAACGGAGGAGATTGATATCGACTCAATTGATAATCAGGTATTATTAGATCGAATTGAAGAAGTTGGTAAAACTGCAGAATTTAAAACATTTTTAAAGTTACTACCAACCGAAGCGAATAATCTAACAATTAAATACTTAAATAATATATCCGAAGAATTTGCTAATCAATTTGCATCTTTATTATATTCGCAACAAAAAATATCAGAAGAGTCATTAAATAAAATAAATTATAAATCTGGTATTAATTTCGAATTATTTAATTTAGATGATAAAGGATTAGGAAAGGGAGAAATATTATTAGCATCGTTATTTCGGGGGGCACAAATACAGGGAGGTACAACATCATATGATTTAGTACTTGCTGGACAACAATATGAAATAAAAGATTATACAAAAAGAGCAAATGCATCAATTCGTTTAGGTACAAAAGGTAGCGTTACTAGATTTAAATTTTGGGATGAAATAACTAGTACACTTAAACGTATATCACAGTTACAGGGAATTGATTCTCCAAAATTTGACTTTAATGAATATTTCGAACAGCCGTTTTTAGATTCTATTAATTATTTAAATGACCGACGTTCATTTATATTAGCAGGAAATTTAAATTTAACAGATAAACGATACTTAGAACAATTTTATTTACATGCAAATAAATTAAATTCTGATATCGAAGGATATACCAATGTTATTTTAAGAGGGCCAAATGCAACTCCAATTGAAATGTCTATTGAGCCAGTGAAAACACCGGGAGAAAAAATAGTATTAACGCCTATTCTAGATAATAGTCAAAACATAACATATATTAATACTGAATTACGAAGAATTCGGTATGTTAGAAATCCTGAATTATTAGATAGCGATTTACAAGTTGCGGTTGATGAAATAGTTGGTAATGATTTATTGTTTATAGTATTTAGAAATAATCGTGTAAATGTTACTAATGACTTTCGGTATTACGTAGTAGACGCCGGCCGAGTTCGTATAGTAGAAAAAAGTATTCTGCCTGAACAAATTGAAGACGATTCTGAAACAGAATTAATTGAGGACTAATTAGTGAAAACTCAACTACTTTGCACATTTGCACATAAATTAGATTTAAATATAGTTACAGATTATATACAAATAAATTATATAATACCAGAAAAGCGTATATTCATATTTTATAATGAAGATGATCCGGATATGCTATATTGCACCTATAATATATCAGAAACTATAAACCGCACAAAAAATACTATTAGTATACACCGAAAAAAAGAAACAAATACATTATATACAGTAAACGCATTAAACCAGGTAATCCGTACGGTGAATAATGGAGTTTTAGATAAAACATTTAATTTAGACTGGATGAATTACCAGAATTCTTTTATATTATCAGATAACAACGTAGGTTACCATATAGTTGACTTAGGATTCTTTAAAAAAATTTCGTGGAATTGATATATTTATATTTAAAATAACCTATAGGGAGATTAATTTCTCCCCATTAATATAATAATAAAGAAATAATTATGAAAATTAAAAAAAACGGTAAAGTGATTAATCTGACGGAATCTGATTTAAAAAGAATTGTGAAAGCTTTCACATTGAAAGAACAAGAGAAAGAATCTTTAAAGATGCAAGGCGTTGAATCATCAGATGACCCATATTGGGAGAGCATTATTGATTTAGAGTTCAGAGTTAAAGAAATTGAAAAGAAATTAAACATTCAATATTGAAATAGAAAAAATAATATTTTTTAATATAAAAGAATAATTATGAAAAATATTTTAAAAGAAAACATGCGTAGATTTCGTACTAAGAATCTGCCTGCAGATGTAGTTAGTTTACAAGAAAATATTTCAACAGATATTTTAAATACTATTAAAAAAGCACCGTCATTGAAAAAGTTGGGAATGATTGATGCTACAGCAGA